CTCTTGTGCGTTGGTGTTGGTTCGATCGGTTCTGATCTACGTCCTCACCAAAAACCAATATAAAACCGGGTAAGTTGTCGTTTAAGTGATGTCACCATCTCTGGGACAATCAACTAGCACAACAGCCCACGCTGCATTCGTTTCGAGTATGGGTGGCTTGTACCGTATATTCGGCTTGTTACGGAACGTGCCATCATCTCGCTGTTCTGTGTACTCATCAAGATAAGACTCGATCCCTGCTACTAGGTCTCCGTAGAGCCCCGAGATCTCGCCGAACCCGACACCGTACACACCCTGGCTGAATGCCTCTAGAGTTTCCTCTTTGAGGGGTGAGTAGTTATCTATGTTGAACTTTTTCACGCCTTCCATCTTGTAGGTCATTTCGCGGTCGAAATGTGGCGTGGGGGACAGGGAGCTCCCCTTTTCGTACAACAACTTACCGATAACTGGGACGTATCTATGTTCATACGAGGCTGAGACGAGCTTCCCAGCCATGTAATCGCGGTCGTTCACTGCGGGGTTTGGTAACCCACGTAACGGCAGTTTTTCTAATACACGTCCAAATTGCGGGATCGGTCTTGACTTCTCTCCTATGTCGTCCGCGGCGTATCTGGTCCTGTAAAATGTCATCCCTTCACGAATCTTCGGGATACACACCTCACTCACCATTCCTATCGCCTCAGCCGACTTCGGTAAGGCAGCGGCGAATGCGTCGCGTGCCTCGGCAGTTGGTAGAACTGCAGCGAAATCGTCACCGCCGAAAATGTTTGTTGAGACTTCTACTTTCGCCATCTCAAGAGCCACGATCTTATCGCACATGTTGACGTACGAATTTCCTGTGGTGGTTGTGTTTTCGCCTGACCAGCGCTGCCCTTTAACGAGCGCGCTGACTCCGTAGCGAGTCCAAACCGTGACTTGAGTGTTGTTGGCGAATTCTCGCACAAACCAATCGGGTGCTCCCAGCTTTTTGTAAAACATGGCCTCATACTTGCGCCATGCCCCACTTTGTGAACCGTCGTTGTTTTTCGCATCCGACTCAATCGTTTCTCCAGGGGCCGAATCGATTATCTCTCCGATCTCCTCCTTCTTCATGCCACACGCGTATATGAACACATTTCCTGTGTTCAGTGGGTTCTCGCGTGAGAATGCATGATGGATTCGCTCGTTGAGCTCCATCGCTATCGGCCCAGCCAACATGTTGTGCATGTCTGTTCCTTGCCAGACTGCACGTGGTTGTGACTGGTACGCCTTGAGGGTTGCTTCGGCCTTAGCAAACACTTGACGGCGAGATGCATCGTAGTGCAACTCGTCCTTTGCAAATTGTTGGCGCAAACGTTCTGCTTTGGCCGGCTTACACTTGTCTAGGTACTTGTTGAATAGATCTTCAGTCCACTGAAATGTTTCCATCTTCGGGACTTTCTCCATCAACATCTTGTGACCTTTCAAGAAGTTCTGCGGATCACTCTTGTTCTCAGCGTGATCGCATCGCTTCTTTATGGCGTGCAGTGTCGACCCTTCCTCGTTCGCGCAAACATTGAACGAAGCGTTCGGCATGAGAGGACCCTTGTTGATCCCTTCGCTGCTAAAACGACTCTCTTTCACTCGTGTGACATTCACGTCGACATGAGCCATGTTTGTGTACTTGACCTCGGTGTCATAGTTAGCCCTGGTATTCCTTGCGGAATCAGGCACATCTACGTCTTTTCGCGCACTCCTGACCTTGGCGTCAGGTGTGTCGTCTACCGGCGGTTCTTTCTTGGGTTTTGGTTTATTGGTTATGAATTTACCCCTCTTCGGGGCACTTGAATATGTGACTTTCTTAGTTATGACTGGCATGACTAGGTGTAT